CAAGGCTATAGCTGCAGGCCAATTAGCATTAAACAAGGGTGCAGATGTTTTTGACATAGAAAAAATCCAACTTAATGCAGCTCTAATAGGTCAGGCTGAAGCCTTAGGTAAGGCAACAACCGGGGCGCAAGTACTGGCTATAGCCAACGATGTACAGCGCTTAAAGGTCAAGCAAGATATGTTGGCTTTAGAGGATGCAATAGCATCTAAGGATGTAGCTCGTATTGAAGCTGCAACTAAAACACTTAATGAAGATTTAAAAATATTGGCTACTTTGCAAGGCCAAAACTTTACTTTATTAGGTATTAAAAACATTTTAACAAGTATCACGCCTAAAGAGCTTATTGACCAGGCAAACCTTGATGAGGCATTACGCAAAATCCGCGAAATGTTAGAATTACTAGCCAATATGAACAAAAGCGATGGTGGTGGTGGTGGTGGTGGTGGTGGTGGTGGTAAAAAAGACGATAAAAAGAAACCGTTCGACGGCCAGCCTATATTAGATAAATTAACAGGTAGTGAGTCTATAGATGCCATTATAGAATACTCAGATGCAGTAACTACTCTTGCTAATGTTATGGCAGATACTTTAGATACGCAGAATTATGCAGACTATTTATCCCTTATTGACTTTCAAAGAAAATTAGGTGATTTTGGCGGCTATAGCAAAAATATGAACACAGGCGCAGGTTACGGCGCAGGCAACGTAACAGTAACGGTAGTAGATAAAACAAGCGGTCTTATTGAAGTGGTACAAACGGCAGTACAAGAAAATAACAGGTTTGGCAATAACCTCAATTTTGCTGGGGCGCTATGACCCTGCCAGTTATTAATGCTGTTATTAACTTTAGTACTGGACCTAGTTTTGCTCAGGCTATGATATTAGGCAGCGGCATATTAGACACTAATATTTTGGCCGATGCAGCTAGCGTTATTGTGGACGTATCAAACGTAGTAGATAGTATCGAGACTAAGCGCGGGCGTAATCCCCAAGCTGACCAATTCCAAACTGGCACACTTACTATGCGTATCGTTGACCAAAATGGCGATTTTAACCCACAAAACCCAGCGGGGCCTTACTACAATTTATTAACACCTATGCGTAAGGTACAGATTACGGCTACATACGGTGCCGTTACATATCCTATTTTTTCAGGCTTTATTACTAGCTATACAACTACTACACCTAAAAATGCTAACGATGTGGTATATAGCACTATTACAGCCGTAGATGCCTTTAGGCTTGCCCAAAATGCACAGATTAGTACCGTTGCAGGTACCTCAGCTGGTCAGCTCAGCGGTGCAAGAATTAACGCCTTGTTAGATGCTATTGACTGGCCCTCTTCTATGCGTGACGTGGATGCAGGGCTAACCACAATGCAGGCAGACCCAGGCACAGCTCGCACAAGCCTTGCAGCTATGCAGACCGTGGAAATTAGCGAGTACGGGGCCTTGTATGTAGATGCCGCTGGCTCGTTTGTTTTTCAAGATAGAGCTGTTACAGCTGGCAGTACAGGGGCTACGCCTACAGTATTTAACGATAATGGCACAGGTATAGGTTATTTTAATGCGGTGTGGCGCCTTGACGATACGCTAGTTTACAACTCGGCCAGTATTACTCGTACAGGCGGCACGGCTCAAACGGCCATAAATCAACCCAGCATAGATAAGTACTTTGTGCATAGCTACAACCAACAAAACCTACTAATGCAAACCGATGCCGTAGCCCTAGATTACGCACAGGCATACGTTGCATCTAGGGCTGAAACAAGCATCCGATGCGATGCTATACAGCTAGACCTCTATACCGATAATTACAATGCGGGCATTATTGCAGCGCTAGGCCTTGACTACTTTGACCCTGTAACTATTACAACTAACCAGCCTGGGGGCTCAACCCTAACTAAGACTTTGCAGGTGTTTGGCGTAGCTCAAAGCATCACGCCTAACAGCTGGAAAACAACACTTACCACTTTAGAGCCGATTATTGACGGCTTTATATTAGACTCAACCATATACGGCCTGCTTGACAGCGGCGTATTAAGTTATTAAGGAGCTACAACTATGGCAGCTGGATTAGGTTTTAAGACCTTTACTACTGGCGAGGTACTTACGGCAGCTGACACTAACGGCTACCTAATGCAAGGTATTAACGTTTTTGCTAGCTCAGCGGCACGTGCTGCAGCTATTACTTCACCACAAGAGGGGCAATACTCATACCTTAAAGATACTAATGCCTTAGAGTATTATGACGGTGCAGCGTGGGTAGGCGCACCTGTTGGTGATATTACAGCTGTAACAGCTGGCAAAGGTTTAACAGGTGGTGGCAGCTCAGGCGATGTAACCGTATCGCTAGGCACTACAGCAAAAGGTGATTTAGTAGCTGGGTCAGGTACAACTACAGCCGCAGTTTTGCCAGTAGGCACAAACGGCCAAACACTTGTGGCGGATAGTACCGCTTCAACAGGCTTAAAATGGGCTACGGCTTCAAGCGGTGCATTAACACTAGTCAAAGCCGAAACTGCCTTTAGTGCAGTAGCCAATACAGGCACAACCTTTGATGGAGTATTTACTAGCACATATAACAACTATTTGATTATTCTGAACAAGACGCTCAATTCTGTGGATTCAGGTTCGATTAACTTTAATATGCGTTATTCAACAGGTACAACCGACTCAGACGGTGGCAATACTGGCGGTACTTATGTTAAAAATTCAAGTGGAACTGATTCATCTTGGTACTTTAATAATGCAACAACAATGAAGTTAATGACAAATCAAAACACTGCTGGTCGTTTTGGTACCTGTAATCTTTGGATAGGTGGATTAAGCGCAGGCTCAGCATCTCGTTATCAGATGAATTGGCAATTTGCAACGCCAGGTGATAACTCATTTGGTCTTGGAATGAACGTGCAAAACAGTAACGGAACAGAAAGAATCTGGACAGGGTTTATTCTTACAGCATCAAGTGGAACTATCTCAGGAACAGCAACAGTCTATGGATTTGGAAAAGCATAATGACTAGAAAAGACGAAATAATCGCAGCACTTAAAGTCGAATATCCAGAAATTCGCATTGGTGGTGGTGATGTCTATGAGACACTATCGCCAGCAGATTATGACAAAGCCATTTCTGATTGGGCTGATGTGCAATTAGCAAAAGAGGCAGAAGCAGAACAAGTCAAAGCCGATGCAGAAGCCAAAGCAGCGTTATTAGCCAAATTAGGCATTACTGCCGATGAAGCAAAGTTACTGCTTTCATAGTGGAACACTTGACTAAGAAAGTGGCCTATGCAGACTAGCTACAACGGCTGGCCAGCATCTAAGGAGCAGGCTGAGATAGGCGTTAAGTCTTTTAAGGTTGAGGGGACAAGCCTTAAACTGCGTTGCGCTGAAAAGGTTGAGCCGCTCCTACTCAACTTTGCTAGAGAGTTTAACGAGCTAATAGAGCCGTTAGAAGGTGGGGCTTTAGATGATTGGGGCTATTGCTACAGAGACGTAAGAGGTGTGCCGGGTAAGTTAAGTAACCATAGTAGCGGTACGGCTATAGACCTTAATGCTAATAAGCATCCTTTAGGCAAAGTAGGCACGTTTGAGGCCAGCAAGGTACCGATGATTAGAGCTTTAGCTAAAAAGTACGGGCTAACCTGGGGCGGAGACTGGGTTAGAAAAGACGAGATGCACTTTGAGATAGCACTAAGTCCTGAAAAGGTCAGGGCGTTAATTACAAAGTTAGGATTAAATAATGCCAACTAGCGCCCAGGTATCCGTAGCAGCTACACCCACACTTTTAGTAGCCTCAACAGGCTTTGACCAAACCGTATGGCTACATAACTCAGGCGGTGGCATTGTTTATTTAGGCGATAGTGGAGTAACAATTAGCAACGGCTACAAGCTAGATAATGGCGATAAAATGCAGCTTTTGGTAGGTGACCACGAAGGCCTTTATGGCGTTACGGCCTCAGGTACTAATACTGTGGGCGTACTTAAACAAATCAACTAAGGGCAGAAAAGAGCTAATCAATGAACAAGAAAACAATCACGGCTGCCCTGTACTCATATGGGCGTGCCGCACTAGCTAGCGTAGCCGCGCTCTATATGTCAGGTATTACTGACCCTAAAGTATTGGCTAACGCCCTTGTAGCAAGCCTCATAGCCCCTATTCTAAAAGGCATTGACCCTAAAGAATCACAGTTTGGCTTGGGCGCTAAGTAATGAATCAGGCCCAGTCATATGTAGCTTTGTTATTGGGGATAGCAACGCTAAGTGGCTTTATGGCTGGGCTTGTTAGGCACCTTGTAAAGTATTATTTGGCTGAATTAAAGCCGGACGGTAATGGGGGTCATAATCTAAGAGGGCGAGTTGACCGTATAGAACAGCGTGTGGATAAGATTTATGAGATGTTGCTAGAGGATAGACTCAATAAATAGGGCGTGTCGTATTGCCTTTTGTCGGTAGCTGCAGTCATACTTTTACTACACACGCCGAGAGGGCTACTCGGATAAGTAGCGCATCGGCCTTAACAAAGGGCGAAAGATGAACAGTTTAGATTTAATGGTAGTTGGTATGGTGGCCTTGTTTATGGGGCTATTTATCTATGCAGCTTATGA